ATTTATAATATAAATATTTCTTTTCTGTGGATACATATACGATGTTATTTGTATGTAAATCATTATGAGTAAAGTGGAAAACTTTTTGATATGTAATTAATGTAAATAATATTTGTAAAACAATAGATTCCCATTCATCATCTTTAATTTTTTTACTTGAAATATAAGCATCTAATGTATCTTGACAGCATTCTAATACAATCATTTCGACTGGAAATTTATCTATTGCGCAAAATATTTCTTCATCATCTTCATAATTGCTTTCTTCACTAGTTGATTCGTCAGACACTGTTTCATTTGAGTCTAATGATTCAGTATTTGACGATCTAGAAGAACAAGAACCTGAATTATTTGTTTCGTTTTTGCTCGTATTATGATTACTTGATTTTGTAGATGATTTATCTAATATGTCTACATTTTCATATGTCAATTCTAATTCTTCATGTATTAAAGATTTGTTTTCTACACTATCTTGTCTAGCACTATCTTGTCTAGCACTATCTTGTCTAGCACTATCTTGTCTAGCACTATCTTGTCTAGCAATATTTGGATCTTCAATATTTAGATCTTCAATATTTAGATCTTCAATATTTAGATCACTTACATTAGTATTTATTAATAATGCTTTTTTGTATTTATTAGTTTTGCCAAAAATACTTTTTATTTTATCACTTGCTTCAAGTTTAAATAGAATATTTCTATTTTTATGAAAATGGTCAGATTCATTTAAAAATTCTAAATCTTCAGAAATATTAACTTTAAAATTATTTTTTATTCCTAAAAAAGCACCATAATAGTTTAATCCATTATAAAAACTGTAGTTATTTAATAGGCAACTTGATAAAAAAGAAAAGAATCCATCAATATATGCTGAGTTGTTTGGATCTAATATTTTTTTATATTTTGTATGATATTCGCTATTGCTATTTACATCCTGGTTGCTATAAAATTTAGGTAATTCTAAAATATTATACCCATCATTATATTTGCCCAACATATATTTAACTGGATCTATTAAGGGACTAAACTTTATAAAGATATCTTTGCTACATTTATTATTACATATATCACATATTTCAGCAGTAAATTTGTTGTAATTAATTTTCTCTACTATATTTTCTAATTTATAACTATTGTTTAGATTAATAGAATTGAAATTGTTGCTATTTAAATCAAAATATTTATTATATAACGGAAAATAATTTTGAACATTTGTTATATCTAAAAATTTATTGTTGCTAATTGTTTCAAAAAGTTGCTTGTTGTTGTTTTTTCTATAGTTTAATTCCATTTAATAAATTAAAAATACTTATTTTTCTTATTTATAACACAAATAATATTTTTAAATAATAACTAAATAACTAAATAACTAAATAACTAAATAACTAAATAACTAAATAACTAAATAACTAAATAACTAAATAACTAAATAACTAAATAACTAAATAATAACATTTAATTTGTATAATTTTGTATAATTTTGTATAATTTAGTTTAAATCTTAGATTATATAATATTATTATTAAACAATAATGACATTAGAATTAAAAAAATTTGATATTAAAACAATTAGTTTTAGACCAGATGAAAATAAAGGTCCAGTCATAGTTTTAATAGGTCGTCGTGATACTGGTAAATCCTATTTAGTTAGAGATCTTCTTTATTACCATCAAGATATACCAATAGGAACTGTTATTAGTGGAACTGAAGCAGGTAATGGTTTTTATGCTGAACATGTTCCTAAACTATTTATTCATGATGAATATAATACTGCTATTATAGAAAATATTTTGAAAAGGCAAAAAACAGTATTGAAGCAAGTTAAGAAAGAAATAGAAGTTTATAAGAAATCAAATATAGATCCACGTGCGTTTGTTATTTTAGACGATTGCTTATATGATGGTAGTTGGACTAAAGATAAAATGATGCGTCTCCTTTTTATGAATGGGCGTCATTGGAAAATAATGTTAGTAATAACTATGCAATATCCTTTAGGCATTCCTCCAAATCTTCGCACAAATATTGATTATGTTTTCATTTTAAGAGAACCATATATAGCAAATAGACGACGAATTTATGAAAATTATGCTGGTATGTTTCCAACTTTTGAAAGTTTTTGTCAAGTAATGGATCAATGTACAGAAAATTTTGAATGTTTAGTAATAAATAATAATTCTAAATCCAATAAATTACAAGACCAAATTTTTTGGTATAAAGCAGACCATCATAAAACATTCAAATTGGGTTCAAAAGAATTTTGGGAAATTAGCAAAAATTTAGACTCTGATAATGAAGAAGAAATGTATGACCCAAATATAAGAGATAAGAAAAAAGGACCTAAAATAAATGTTCGCAAAACAAAATGGTAAGAGATTTATTTATAATATTTTTTCAATAAATATTATAAATTATTAATGTTTTTATTAATGTTGTTGTTCTACGTATAGTCAATTTCGGAACCGTAGAGTTTTACTCTTACAATATCAATTAAATTATCTTCAAGACTATTACGAACTTTACTTAACATATCATAATATACCAAAAAGAGCGGTGCTCTAATTGTGCCTAATGTAAGTTCTTTAATATGTGCTGTTATTAAATCATATAGATGTGTTTTAATAATTAGCACAGCTTCTTCGACACCACTATTGTCAATACGTAATACTACAAAATTATATATTGAATATAATATAGGAGAAGTTTTAAATTCTGCTTCTTTTTCTAATATGCTAGAAAGTACTCGATTAGTTAAAAATTTTAATTTAGCGGCAGGTTCTAACGTATTAAGAGTAGTAACAATAGTTTCTACTAATTTTGCGTCACGCCAGTCAGGTGAACGTGTTATATGTGATTTAATTGCATGATCTATAATACTACTAAACTCATCTCCTATTCCACCACCACCAAATACAAGACCTCCTCTATTATTTCTTGACTTTCTTGAACGTATTTTTTTTTTACTAGATTTGTTCTTGTATTTACCATACATATTATTATAATATAATATAATATAATATAATATAATATAATATTTTTCAATAAATATTATAAATTTAGAAAGCATATAAATAACTAAATCTTTAATCTTTAATTTCTTTTGTAGCACAATCGACCAATAGTTCTAAATTGCTTATCTCTTCTTGTGTTGTTGCTTTTTCAGCACGTTCTTTTTGTCTTTCTAATAGTTCACCTAAACCATGATCGTTATCTTTTTTTCTTCCTACAATAACATCTTCTGCCTCAAATAATTCTTTACGCAAATCAGCAGTAGATACATCATCGTCTTCTTTGTCGCCAAAAAGTAAATTTTTACCCGGAACATCCATTCTATCCGCATTTATTAAATTTCCTTCTTCGTCAATTGTTTGCATTAATTTATTGCCTTCTTTTTGGGCTTTAGCAATATTTTCTTGGATTGCCTTCTTTTTGCTTTCTTTTACGCGTTCTTTAAACTGTTCTTTAGAGATTTCATCATTTTTCTTCTTATGACTCATAAGTTCATTTAAATCTTTTTCTAAATATTCTACACGCCCTGTTTTATACGCTTCTGGATGAAAAGGCATCCACATACCAACAGCACCCACATAAACATCGTGGTTTGGGTCTTGTTCTCTTAACATCTTACATCTCATTTCTGCTTCTTCTTGCGAACCAAATACCCCTCGCACTTTAATACCTCGTGTATTTGTTTGAAATTCATGTAGTTCATTATATTCTTTTTGTAATTGTTCTTCTTTAGCATCAATAAATGTTTTATATTCATCATCTAAAGTAGTTAAAAATAGATTCTCTTTTTCCTCTTCTACAAACTCCCCCATATCATTGCTTAATTTATTAAAATCTAAATTATACTTGTATGCCAAAAAATTCAAAAATTGTGTATATTTTTCAAAAGTTTTTTTAAACTCGAAGTTTTTTAAGAATTTTTCGAAATAAAATAATTCTTTATTTTTAATATGGTCTTCTGGAGAGATAAAACTTAAACATACATATTTTTGACCACCTAATGGTTTGTCTTCGTCTAACAAGTCCACATATTTTGCTTTCTCTAAGTTAGGTACTTGTTTGTCTTTGTCTTTGTCTTTGTCTTTGGATTTAGAAGATTTTTTATTAAACATTTTATAACATAGTATTTTAATATGATTTTAAGTATTTTATTTAAACATTATATTATTATTTAAACATTATATTATTATTTAAACATTATATTATTATTTAAACATTATATTATTATTTAAACATTATATTATTATTTAAACATTATATTATTATTT